TTCCCTATCACTGATAGCACAACATCCAATATGTTTGACCTTAGATATCAGTTGAGGTTAAATGATTTGTATGACTTTTCATCCACCTCTATTATGGAATATCAAATGACGTTGCAACATCTAGACTTTCTAGAACATGTGTTAGTTGGTGAGATTCCTATTCGTTTCAGCCAGCATCCACAAAGACTTTATCTTGATATGGATTGGAACAATGATATTGAGGTTGATGAATATATCATCATTGAGTGTTATAGGAAGCTTGACCCAACATCATTTACAGATGTGTTTAATGACATGTATCTGAAGAGATATGCAACTGCTCTCATTAAAAGACAATGGGGTGCAAACTTATCAAAGTTTAATGGTGTCACAATGTTGGGAGGTGTCACGATGAATGGTGATACTCTTTACTCACAAGCACAAGAGGAATTACAAAGATTAGAAGAACAAATTCAACTTGCATTTGAGTTGCCCGTCAACTACATGATAGGATAAACCATGCCTGTTAATTCCATATTTCATACCAGTAATTCTCATGCAATCACAACAGAGCAGAATCTCTATAGAGATTTGCTTGCAGAAGCCATTCAGATATTCGGCCATGATGTTCATTATCTAGACAGAACTATTGTGGCAGAAGATACTCTTTTGGGAGAGGATGTGCTTTCGAAATTTAGTTCTTCAGCTAAGATTGAAATGTATGTTGAGAATGCAGAGGGTGGTTATGAAGGTGAAAGAGAGTTGATGAATAGGTTTGGTTTACAAAACCTAAGTGATGTAACCTTTGTAGTAGCAAAACACAGATTTCAACAGTTAACAAAACAGATTACAATTGAGAGTGGTACAGACACCACAGGTGGTGCCATACTTCTAGAGTCTGGAACTATTGATATGTCCTCTGATGCAATTGTATTTGAAGGAGAAACCTTCTATATTCTTAATGAGACTGATGCAACAGATTCAGATAGACCACTTGAAGGGGATTTGATTTTTCATCCAATTTTGAAGAAACTGTTTTCCGTGAATTTTGTTGACCACGATGAACCTTTTCATCAATTAGATAACAATCCAGCTTATAGATTACGGTGTCGCACCTTTGATTATAGTTCTGAGATGTTGGATACAGGTATTGACGCGATTGATGCAATTGAAGATGCACTTTCAACAGATGCACTTGTTTATCAAATCACTCTGGAACAATCGAGTGCTGTGAATGAACCTATTAGAATTCATGACACTGCAACAACTAGAGGATTGTTGTTAGATGAAACAGATAGTGACAACATCATAGGTGAAAACGATAGTAGTTCTGTTGGTGAAAGCATACTTCTTGAGACAGGCACTAATGATTATCTGTTACAAGAAGAATATATAATAGGCACGGGCGGAGCAAACACTGGTAGTCTTGATAATACGGCACAGAATGAGTTGTTTGAAAGTTTAGATGATGACGTGTTAGATTTCACTGAAAGTAATCCATTTGGTGATGCAGGGAGTAAAGGTTAATGTTAGGCTCACAATTTTATCATGAGACAATAAGAAAGGTTGTTGTTGCATTCGGAACCTTGTTCAATGGTATTCAGTTGGTTCGTAAAGACAATGACGGAACCATTGTGCAATCCATGAAAGTGCCTTTGGCCTATGGTCCGAGACAAAAGTTTCTTGTTAGATTAAGAGAAGATCCTGATCTTACAAAACAGGTAGCGATTACACTTCCACGTATTGGGTTTGAGATTCAAAATTTAACTTACGACCCTAGTAGAAAATTGAATCGGGTACAAAAGTTTAAGAAAACTAAAACAGGAAACAATAGCAAACTTGATATACAATATATGCCAGTTCCATACAACTTGGATTTTGAGTTGTACATAATGGCAAAGAATTCTGATGATGCATTACAAATTGTAGAACAGATTCTTCCTTACTTTCAACCTGATTATACTCTCACAATTAATGATATGGCCGATATGGGTATCAAGAGAGATGTACCAATCATTCTGAATAGCATATCATATGAGGATGATTATGAAGGTGATTTTGAAACAAGACGAGCCATAATCTATACATTGTCTTTTACGACTAAGTTTTATCTTTATGGTCCAATTACTGATTCCGGTGTCATTAAGACTGCTATCGTGGATCAGTATGCTAATGTTAAGTCAGAAGCTCCAGCAAGAGAACAGAGATACACTGTTACTCCAGATCCAACTACTGCTGATGCTGATGATGATTTTGGATTTAATGAATCTACATCTTTCTTCCAAGATTCAAAAGTCAGAGATAATACCACAGGCGATGATAAGTTAACAGAATGAACAGTGAAATTGATAAAGCTTTAGGAGTGGTTGAAAATATTGAGATCAACCCTATTGTTGAAAAAAAAGTAAATCCAATACAAGTATCTAATAATGATGCAGATATAGAAAATGATTATGCGTACCAAAGACAAAACTTTTACAACTTGGTTGAACGTGGTTCTGATGCGATTGAAGGTATTCTTGAATTGGCTAGGGAAAGTGATGCTCCACGAGCGTATGAAGTCGCAGGTAATTTGATCAAACAAGTTGCAGAGGTGACAGAAAAACTTGGTGACCTTCAAGAGAAAATGAAACGTCTCAAAGAAGTTCCAAGTAATGCACCAAAGAATGTCACCAATGCACTGTTTGTGGGAAGCACTGCTGAATTGCAGAAAATGTTGAAAGAAAAATGATGTTAAACAGTCCCCTTACCCTTATCAATAAGGATGGGATAGCGTGTACAATTGATAGTTTGTCCGTTGGTAGTAATCTCAAATATCACACCAAAAGATGTCTAGTAGAAATCGCTGACTCTGTAGACAATCCTATACTAGCATATTCAGGAGGAATGGATTCTGGATATGTATTACGTTGTTTATCAGATTTGAAATATAGCGGCTTCAATATCGACAAGATTAAGGTATATCACGGTAGATTTCAGAATAATGGAGTCACTATGGCTAAGGATTCTGATAGAGCAATACAGTATGCTCGTTCTCTCGGAATAGAACCTAAAATTGTTGACATGGAACTAAATTCAGAAGTATTTGAAAAGGCAGCTGCCTTCGGTGATAAACACAATTTCACATCACCAATTGGATTGGTTCAAGAAATATGGCGGCAGAGTATTGATGGAAATGTGATAATGTCGTCAGGAATTTTTGGTGAGAATACTCATTCTGATAATCCTGATAGGTATTGCCTCATTATCGCTATAGAAAGGTTTTGTTCTCTTATTCCAGGTTCAAATAGCATAGATATTTTCTCTTGGGATTCAAATATTATAAACTCCACAATAACACCAACATTCGTTTATAAAAGAGAAATAAATCTTTCACCATTTGATATGTCTTTACATTACGGTAATCCATTTAGTCCTGGGTGTTTCAATACTTCTCTACCTAAATGGATACAGTATATAACTGATTATCCAGACATGATGGAAATCTTTTTTAAGTTTCCAACCTTTAATAAGTCAGGAAATAACCCAGAACTAATGGAATTCATTGACTATCACAAAAGTAAACCTGTAGAACCTCTATATCATAAAGTGGGTGGAAAAATACTTAACGAGAAAACAGCAAGTTCAATAATTGACGGAATGTACTGATACATGTTTCATAATGATTGGATTACTTATGACTATAATAACTTAACTGTCAATGAGTATCCTAATAAAAATTTTCATCCTACTACATTCAAAACTGCATTAAAGGAACAATCACTAGTTATCGCACAAGATGTGAAACCAGCTGTTTTTGTTTCTGGTGGAATTGATTCTCAAGCAATTGCGTTTGGATTTAAGTCTCTTAATATAGATGCAGACTATATCTATATTCGTTCTAGTTATAATGGCCATTATGATAAACTAGAATACTTTTTTGTCAATGAGTTTTGTAAAAGAAACCATATTAATTTACAAATCATCGATCTTGAATTTGATAAAAACAGTCTTAGAAACTTTCTATTAGAATCAGAATATTTTGAGACTGGTGTTGGTTCTGGCACTGTATTCTTGTTAGAGGGAATACGAAGATACAAAGGTGACGGGTTTCCAGTTACTGCTGATGGTCATTTCATATTCCAAAGAGAGGGTAATGTGTGTAAGGGAGTTTTCAAAAAACCTGGCCTTACACTTAGTCATGGTATTCGGGTAGAAAATCAAATCCTGTTTGATTTGTATTACAACTTCATGTTTCAGTATTATGAACACATGCACAGAAATACTCCTGAGATACAATATCTCAAAAAGATGGAAGCCAAGAATCTTATATACACACACATGTTTGCTGGATTTCCATTTAGACCTAAAATGTCTGGTTGGGAATTTTTAGATAGAGAACATGATTACTCAACTCTATCGTCTATAGATTGGTCCAATGATCATGGTAAAAAGGCAAGATTTACACGAGGCATTGAAGTTATTGTTGATATTCTAGATTTACCAGAAGAGTATATAGAAAAAAAGTTGCAACATCAAAAAGGTGATGATGATAGATTCATAACACTGTATGAATTTGAATCTAAATATGAGTATGGCTGATCAAAACCAATATCTGGGTAATCCTAATCTCAAGAAAACAAATACTCCGGTAGAGTTCACAAAAGAGAACATTATCGAATATGGTAAGTGTGCAGAAGACCCACTTTACTTTATTAAAAACTATGTTCAAATCGTTTCTCTTGACCACGGACTAGTCCCGTTTGAAATGTATGGCTTTCAAGAGGACATGGTTTCAACCATGCACGATAATAGGTTTTCTATTTTTAAACTACCTAGACAGTCAGGCAAGTCAACTATTATCATCTCATATCTTTTGCATTATGCATTATTCAATGCAAATGTAAACATTGCTGTTCTTGCAAATAAGTCAGTTTT